CTCCTACCGCGCCTTCGTCACGCACACCGTCAATCCCTACGGCTTCCCGGCCAAAGACCGCAGCGGTCGTCTCGACCTGCTGGAGCCGCCGCATCTCGGCGCGCTGATCGCCAAGTGCGCGGGCGCTGTCCCCGCGCTAGCCAGCGCCGCCAACCCCGCACACATCGAATCTCAGGAGTAATCGCAATGACCGCATGGAATGACTTCAATGACGCCGACTCTCAGCAATCCGGCTTCGATCTGATCCCCAAGGGCACCGTCGTGCCGGTGCGCATGACCATCAAACCGGGTGGCTATGACGACCCCGAACAAGGCTGGGGTGGCGGCTACGCCACCGAGTCGTTCGAGACAGGTTCTATCTATCTGGCCGCCGAGTTCGTGGTCACCGCTGGCGACCATGTCAAACGCAAGATGTGGAGCAACGTCGGACTTCTCTCGAAGAAGGGTCCGACCTGGGGCCAGATGGGGCGCAGCTTCATCCGCGCCGCGCTCAACAGTGCTCGCAACGTCCACCCGCAGGACAACAGCCCGCAGGCCGCCGCCGCGCGCCGCATCAATGGCTTCGCCGAACTGGATGGTCTGGAGTTCCTGGCGCGCGTCGACATCGAGAAGGACGCCAAGGGCCAAGACCGCAACGTGGTCAAGCTGGCAGTCGAGCCCGATCACCCCGACTACGCCAAATTGAAGGGCGTGCCGCCGAAGGGCAGTCCGGGCGGTGGCAACTCCGGCGCTCCGGCGCAAGCGGCTCCTGCCTACGCCGCGCCTACCCCGCAACGCGCGCCAGTGACGGGCAAACCGTCCTGGGCTCAGTGAGGAAGCGGCCATGAATACAACCGTCTTCACTGCCAGCCACTACGGCGACGTGCGTTTCGGCGATCTGCAATGCGAGGCCGTCGTCCTCAAGGGCGGCGAGCGCGGCTACGTTCGTCGCCAACTGGCCAAGCTGCTGGGCTTCCACGAGACGCACAAGGGTGGCCGATTTGCCCGGTTTCTGGCCGATTTCGCGCCTAACTCCTTGTCGGCATTGGAGAAAACTCGTGAGCCGATTCTGTTGCCGTCAGGGCGGCAGGCACAGTTCTTCCCTGCCGGAATCATTGCGGACGTCGCGTCCGCAGTGGTGAGCGCCGCCATCAATGGCACGCTGCACAAGGCCCGCCAGGGCATCGTGCCCAACTGCCTTAAGATCATGCGCGCGCTGGCCACCACCGGCGAGGTCGCGCTGATCGACGAGGCGACGGGCTACCAGTACCACCGCGCGCCTGACGCGTTGCAGGAACTGATCTCCGAGCTGCTGCGCCAGTCGTGCTCTTCGTGGGAGCGCCGCTTCCACCCGGATTACTACCGCGCCCTCTACCGGCTGTTTGGCTGGAAGTACCAGGGCCACGACCAGAACCCGCCCCACGTTGTTGGCCAGATCACGCAGCGCTGGGTCTATGGGCCGGTGTTGCCCGCCACGCTGATTGACGAGATCCGTGCTCGCAAGGGCATCTCGCAAAAGCACCACCAGTGGCTGTCCGATCAGGGCCTCGCCCGTCTGGAAACGCAGATTCACGCGGTCACCGCCATTGCGCGCAGCTCGACCTGCTACCGCGACTTCGACCGCCGTTGCGAAGCGGCCTTCGCAGGCGGCTCGCTGCAGTTGGGCCTGCTCGCGGAAGACTTTGAGGAGGTGGCGTGAAATGCTGGGTCTGCAAACGACAGGCCCGGGGATTCGGTCACACCGACAACCGACACGGTGTCGGCGATCCTCGGCGCTACCCCATCGACTGGGTGTTCTGCTCGCAGCGCTGCCAGACCGCGTTCCACGCGATGTATGGCAACTGGCTGCGCGCCAAGGATGGTCGCACCGACATCAAGGGGGTCACCATGATCGATCCCTCTGATATCGAGCTGGCCGCCATGCGCAAGTGCCTCAAGTCCTTCGGCGAGGCGGCGGGCGAGATCGGTTTCACCAAACCGCTGGGCAACTACTCCGAAGCCGAGGCGCTGCAGGTGATCGACGCCATCGTCACTTGCTACACCGAGGCGATGGTTGAACACCACGAGGCGAGCAAGTACCCGCCCGTGCGCGGCATGACGCAGACGCCCGATCCCATGACTCCGAGTGCAGCCAATCCGTTCGCGGATCTGGAGGACGACCTGCCTTGGGAAGAACCGAAGGGGAAGAAGCCATGATGGACTTCAACTCCACGTCGAGCATCTCGGGGCAGATTACCTCGCTGGTCGACGCCGGGATGCAGCGGGCCCGAGCCAAGCAGTCCGAGCGCCAGTACCTTGGTGCCTCGCGGTTGGGCGCTGCCTGCGAGCGTGCGCTGCAGTTTGAGTACGCCAAGGCTCCCGTCGATCACGGCCGGGACACCCCGGGCCGGATGCTACGCATCTTCGAGCGCGGCCACGTCATGGAGGACTGCATGGTCGCGTGGCTGCGCGACGCCGGTTTCGACCTGCGTACCCGCAGGGCCGATGGCGAGCAGTTTGGCTTCTGCGTGGCTGATGGCCGTCTGCAGGGCCACATCGACGGTGTCATCGTCGATGGCCCGGAGGGCTTTGCCTACCCGGCGCTCTGGGAAAACAAGTGCTTGGGCTCGAAGTCCTGGCGCGAGCTGGAGAAGAACCGGCTCGCCGTGGCCAAGCCCGTCTACGCCGCGCAAGTGGCGATCTACCAAGCCTATCTCGAACTGCACGAGCACCCGGCGATCTTCACGGCGCTCAACGCCGACACGATGGAGATCTACACCGAGGCCGTGCCCTTTGACGCAGCCCTGGCCCAGCGCATGTCGGATCGGGCGGTGAAGGTCATCACGGCCACCGAAGCAGGCGAACTCCTGCCGCGCGCCTTCAATGATCCGACCCACTTCGAGTGCCGGATGTGCGCGTGGCAAGACCGCTGCTGGAGAACACAAGCATGACCGACAACAACACCCCGGCCACCGGCATCGAGCCGATGATCGATGCCAAGCAGGCGGCCGCCGCGTTGCGCCTGCCGTACTACTGGTTCGCCGATCACGCGATGCGCACCAAGTACCGGATTCCGCACTACCTGATGGGCGGTCTGGTGCGCTACCGCCTGTCCGATCTCTCTGCGTGGGCCACGCTTACCACCGCCGTCCAGGGCCGTGATGTCCAGGACGCGGACGCACCTGTCGAGGGAGCCGAATGATCGACTTCAACGACACAACCCAATCTGCGGAGCGCAACAGGGAGTCTGAACGAGACGAGATTCGCACCGAACTGCTGGCGCGACTGGAGTCGGTGCTGACCACGATGTTTCCGGCTGGCAAGAAGCGCCGTGGCAAGTTCCTGATCGGCGACATCCTCGGCAGTCCAGGTGACAGCCTAGAGGTGGTGCTCGAAGGTGAGAAGGTCGGTCTGTGGACGGATCGTGCCGACAACTCAGGCGGCGACATCTATGCGCTGATCGGCGGCTACTGCGGCATCGACGTTCACAGCGACTTTCCCCGCGTGCTGGACGCCGCTGCTGACCTGCTCGGGCGCTCGCGGTCGCTACCGATGCGTAAAGTCAAGAAGGAAGTACCGGTCGACGATCTCGGTCCAGCCACGGCCAAGTGGGATTACCTGGACGCCACAGGCAAGCTGATTGCGGTCGTCTACCGCTACGACCCACCCGGTCGCAAGAAGGAGTTCCGGCCGTGGGATGCCAAGCGACGCAAGATGGCTCCGCCTGAGACACGTCCGCTTTACAACCAGCCGGGGCTCCTGTCGGTAGACACAGTCGTCCTGGTTGAAGGTGAGAAGTGCGCACAGACGCTGATCGGCTTTGGCATTTGTGCCACCACTGCGATGCACGGAGCCAACGCGCCGGTTGACAAAACCGACTGGTCGCCGCTGGCAGGCAAATCTGTGCTCATCTGGCCCGACAAGGACAAGCCGGGTTGGGAATACGCGGATCGAGCCTCCCAGGCGCTGCTGCTGGCTGGTGCAAAGTCCTGCTACATCCTGTACCCGCCCGAGGACGCTGCTGATGGCTGGGATGCGGCCGATGCCAAGAACGAAGGCTTCGATGTCGCGGGCTTCATTGCTCATGGCCCGCGCCTTCAGATGCATCTCATATCGGACGACCCCGAGCGCGATCCGACAAGCGCTGGTGGCGGAATCGAGGACTCGGTATGGGGCACCGAGGACGCGCTGGCGCTGTCATTCACGCGCCGCTATCACCGCGACTGGCGCTATGTCGCGGGCTGGGGTCGGTGGCTGGTCTGGGATGGTCTCCGCTGGCGCACCGAGGACACCTTGGCTGCCGCCGATCTCATCCGCCACGTCTGTCGTCACGCTGCTATCAACGCCAACAACCCCAAGGTCGCGGCCAAACTTGCGGCATCCAGCACCGTGGGCGGTGTCGAACGGCTGGCACGGGCGGATCGCAGGCACGCGGCCACGACCGACGAATGGGATGCAGATCCGTGGCTGCTCAACACACCTGGTGGCGTCGTCGACCTTAAGACCGGACGTCTACGCCCACACGACCGCGCCGACCGGATGACCAAGATCACCACGGCCACACCCGGTGGCGACTGCCCAACTTGGCGGCAGTTCCTCGATGAGGTCACGGGTGGTGACAAGGAGCTGCAGGTCTATTTGCAGCGGATGGTGGGCTACGCGCTGACCGGATCTACCCGGGAGCACGCCCTATTTTTCCTGTACGGCACTGGCGCGAATGGCAAGTCGGTGTTCGTGAACACGTTGGCCACCATCCTCGGCGATTACGCCACCAACGCGCCGATGGACACGTTTATGGAAACGCGCACCGACCGGCATCCGACCGACATGGCCGGTCTGCGTGGGGCGCGCTTCGTGGCGGCAATTGAGACCGAGCAGGGGCGGCGCTGGGCAGAGTCGAAGGTCAAGAACCTGACCGGGGGCGACAAGATCTCTGCGCGCTTTATGCGGCAGGACTTCTTCGAGTTTTTCCCTCAATTCAAGTTGTTCGTCGCGGGCAATCACAAGCCTGCCATTCGCAACATTGACGAGGCGATGAAGCGACGGCTGCACCTGATCCCCTTCACGATCACCGTGCCGCCCGAGCGACGAGACAAGCACCTGCAGCAGAAATTGCTGGCCGAGCGCGACGGCATCCTGGCCTGGGCGGTACAGGGATGCCTCGACTGGCAACGCCTGGGACGTCTCGATCTCCCGCAGCAAGTCGTCGACGCCACTGAGGAGTACTTCGAAGCCGAGGACGCGTTGGGCCGGTGGCTGGATGAGCGCTGCGTTCGTGTGGCCACTGCGAAGTCTTTGACTGCCGAACTGTTCAACGACTGGAAGCTGTGGGCCGAGGCAGCGGGTGAATTCATCGGCTCGCAACGCCGCTTCTCCGATCTGCTCATCACCAGGGGCGTGGAGAAGTGGCGCAACGGCATGGGCGTGCGCGGGTTTCAGGGGATCGGGCTCAAGACCCCGCCCACGGCCGCCTACACGCCTTATGCCGACAACTGATCTCTATGGAAACCGCATCGTCTGACGCAGCTGACGCTGTTCCTCGTAACTCTCTACACGCGTGCGTGACGCGCACCTCATGGAGTGTTTCGACTGACTGCGTCGGCTGCGTCAGACAGAAGCGCGAAAGGATAAAAAGCATGAACACGAAAATCCTGGCCCTTGATCTGGGCACACACACCGGGTGGGCTCTGCAGCACCTGGACGGCACCATCACCAGCGGCACGGAGCACTTCAAGCCGCAGCGATTTGAAGGCGGCGGGATGCGTTTCCTTCGATTCAAGCGCTGGCTCAACGAACTGCTGTCGGTCAGCAATCACATCAACGCGGTGTTCTTCGAGGAAGTTCGGAGGCACGCTGGCGTTGACGCGGCGCACGCCTACGGCGGATTCATGGGGCACCTGACTGCGTGGTGTGACCATCACAACATCCCCTACCAGGGCGTTCCGGTCGGCACGATCAAGAAGCACGCAACCGGCAAAGGCAACGCGGGCAAGGACGAAATGATCACGTCCGTCCGCGAGCGTGGTCACACCCCAGTCGACGACAACGAAGCCGACGCACTGGCCCTGCTGCACTGGGCAGTCGAGACGCAGGAGGTGTGACGTGAAGGTTCCGACACCCCAATACCGCTGCCCCCTTGGTCGGCTGCAGCCACAAGCCACCGATCTGGACGTCATCAAGGAACGTGGCTGGCGTGATCAACACATCCTGGTGGTCAACGCGTCCGACGACCGTCTGGACTTCATCGAACGCGAGATCGTGCGACGCATTGGTGAACGTCTGTACGGGCTGGGAGGGACGCGTCATGGCTGAGTGGACAAGCGACGACGTGGCAGCACGCTTCGAAGAGGCCGCCACCACCGGACGACGCCTGCCCCCTGTACGTGTGCAGGGCTACTTCAATTGTTGGCCCGCCTTCGTTCGCAAGGAGTGGGAAGCCTTTGCTGCCGACGAGAAGGTGTACCGACCCTTCCCACCAAGCCCCGAGGCCATCGACCGGATGCTGGAGACGATGCGCTGGGTGCAGTGGCTCGAGGTCGAGCAGCGCCATCTCGTGTGGATGCGGGCCAAGCGCTACGGCTGGAGGGACATCACGATTCGCTTTGCCTGCGACCGGAC